CGCCAAGGTGATTCTGTCTCCCTGCGCGTAGGTCGTGCCTCCCGTGACAAGAGCGGCGTTTGTCGCCTGCTTGTTCGTAGTCGAGGCGCACCAATTCTTCGAGACATACTCATAAACAAAGGTTGACGTCACATCGCCGGTGATCGGCGGGTCGATCTCGAACTGCACTGCCGCGCCGCCCGGATCGCCGGCCGGCAATCGGATACGCCAGCGGCGCTCGATCGAAGCCCGGCCGATGACGCTGGACTTGTACATCTGCCATTGCTGCGGCGACAGCGCGCCGCGCATACGCCAGAAGCGCGAGCGGTCCCACAGCGTATCATTCACGATCGACCGATAGTCAGGCGGCAACAGATAATCAGAAGTGCCGTTCGCAATAAAGACGTTCTCAACCGTAAGCGCCGTCCAATTGCACCGCTCTGCCAAGCCGCGCGCTTCGCGGCGTGCCATCTGCAATAGACGAGCGGCGGCCGGATCGAAATTGTTAATGATCGATGCCGGTATGGTTACGCCCGCATCGTTTGCCGCATTTTGACATATCTCCAGGAGATTGGAGGTCATTTCCGCTTGCGCTTTGGCTTGATAATTCCACGTCCCGTGTCGGCGGCGTTGAATTCCTTGGCGACTTTCACGGGTATGCCGACTTTCTTCGCGAACTTCGGATCGTGAGCGGCCGCAGCCATCGTGCGGGCCTGCTTCGGCGACTTGGACGGCATGTCATTTCCCCTTTTTGCCGCGTCCCAAGACTCGGTCAGCCTTGGCGTCGATCCTCGCCTCTACAGCTTTGGAGATCCGTCCGGCGTTCTCGGCTTGCGACGCTCTGGCCTTGGCGTTTGCCGCGTGAGATCGGTCAGGAACCGGATACGAACGATCCGGCCCCGCGAATTCGCCTTTTGGAAGCGCTTTACGAGCCTTAGTCGAGAGTTTTGCCACACCTATGCCTCCGTGCTTTCCTGCCCTTGTTCGCGTTGCCGTTGGCGGCTGGCTCGGCGCTCGGCAAAGCGCGCCAGAGACGATTCCGGCACCTCTCGGGCGGATTGCTGCGCTGCGGCTTGAAACGGATCGGCGAGCCCCGGGATTGCACTAGAGACGGCGTTCGGAGCGTTCTTTAAGCCCATCATTTCGGCGTGCTGTCGCGTGGTGATCTCGCCCAGCTCTTTCACCTGATTTTCAAGTGCCGAGACCCGCGATTTCAATACATCGTTTTCCTGCGTCAATTGCTGGGTCTGCGCCATCCTTACGGCGTCGTCGAGAAAGGCTCGCGCCATCGTGCGCAGGCCCATCAACCCCATGCCGCGCTGCGTCGCGAGATCGGTTATCGTCGCCATATCTTCGATCGTGTGAATTTCCAGCGCCTTCAGCTCCCTGACCTGCGCGCGATTGAGGATCGGCCATTCCTCGATCGGCGTCCCGTCGAGCGCCGCTTCCTCGCCCCGCTTAAATGCCTCATACTCGCGCGGCCAGCGCTGCCGTTCTTCGTTGGTCACGCGCATAACCGGCATTGTGTACGGGTTTCCGGCCATAAATAGCTCGACCCGCTCTTCGAGCTTAAAAATTGCGCGCCCTTGCTGTGCAGATGCGAGTTCGTCTTGAACGGCCTCGGAAAAAAACCGCGGGCGGATCGACCCCTGTGTCGGGGCTTCCGAGCCCGCCCATGAGCGGGTGTACTGTGCTGCGGGCATGACTTTTGTCCCTTTTTTTCGGATTAGGCGCTTAGGTGCCCAATATAACGGATGCCCGAACGGAAGAAAAAGGCGCTTTTACCATTAGTTACGCTGTAAGATGCGTTTAGCGATCCGTTCATGAACGAGCCAACCGGCGGATAAACCAAAACGGGACTAGCCCCGCCGTTAAAGATCAAATGGAAATCGCTGAATGCAGTCAACATGACGCCGCTGTTCGCGGCTGCAGTTGCGATTTCGTTGAATGCGGCCGTTAACTTGGTGGCCGCCGTTTGGCTCGATGACCCTGCCGCAGCCACCCCGGTCGCAGTATCCGAACCGAGGCTGTTAGCTTGGGTATTGGGCATTCCCAGAGCCATGAGTTCCGCAGGCGAAGACATGAATTTACCCTCCTCCAGTCTTGTCCGACGCCCCGACAGCTACTGCGCCCGGAATGGTGGACGCCGGGGCCTTTTTTACCAAGCCGGAGATGAGGCCTTCGATTTCCTCGGTCTCTTCCGGCACCAGCGAGTGCCCGCGCAACAGCATCATCGCGCACCACAGCAGCAGTTTGCGTTCTGCTTCCGTCATTTCCGCCTCCGTCAGGTTTAGGTAATCGCGCCCTGCATGAACGGCCGATTAATCTGGGCCAGAAACAGCCCAGCTACAGGAGTTCCATCATTGGTTATCGCGCGAGCATTCATGATTTCCATGCCGGCGTGGCCTGTCGCAAGCGTAGTCACCTGCCCAGAGCCAGCAGCATAGATTACAGCCGGCGAGCCAGTCAGCGTGCCATTATCGGCCGCAACCGCCGCTCCCGCGATCTGGAACCAACCCAACGCAAAGGTTGGAGATCCCGCGGGGAACGCGGCCATTGCTATGGCGACAGGCTGGGCCGTATTGGCGATGGCCGGCATCAATGCCGACAGAAACTCCGCCCCGGTCGCGCCGCTGGGGGTCGTTGTGCCATAGGCACCGTAAGTCACCCACGAACCTACGGCCGTGGATGCGACCATCTGCAGGTAGATAAACTCGCCCTCGCCATAAATCGGGTCATAAGCCCGGATGATCGTACCGAGCGGGTGCTCCTGATTGGCGAACGGCGTCTGCCCCGACTGCAGCGTGGTGTTCGGGACGTTGACGAAGGCGATCGGCTGAATGCCGAAGCGGGCTTCTACAGGCGTAAACATGACTTCTCTCCTTAATCCCGCTCGCGTGCGGGGAATGATTGACAGCGCTCGCAACCGCTGGCCCTGGCATCAACCAACATCGCTTGTTGCCAGGGAGAATTCATCAGCATTTCCAGAGGCGTAACCGTCACCGTCTCCGTATAGCCACAGCTACAACGGACGGCGAATTCGGTTGCTCCTTCTGAGCTGATGACCCTCTTCTCCGCGATCCAACTCATTTGCGCTTATCCTCAGTTCGTGAGCACGCCTTGCAGGAACGCATTCGACATGCACAGATTGCCGGCCCAGCCGATCAGCTTGACCATTGCGTCCTGATTGACGCTGAAACGGTCCGGATCGAGCGGGACCATGTCGCGCTCGCGGTGCGGCCGGAAGAAAATGTACTCCGTATTGAGGAAGTACATATGGCTGGCCGGGGCGCCGGAGCCCGATGTCCACGTGTGGCCCGCGCCGTCGATGACGCCCGTTCCCTGACCGGCCGCGACGCCTTGGAAGCCGCCGTCGAACACCACATCGCAATCCATGAATTTGAGATTGGCGTACCCCGCCTCACCCAAACGCTCGTTCGTGATGCGCTGGATCGACTGCAGCGATTCCCAGTAATACCGGAAGAACACATTGTCAGCGATGGCGATGTCCGGGCGATCCGCCTGCCGCACCTGGGCGAGCCACGTGCGGTTCATCATCGTCTGCATCGTGGCTGCACCGGGCGTCAAACCGGCAGTGGCGAACGATCCGACATTGTTTTGCCAGAACGGCCATGTGCTGCGGCTGATCCCGCCGACAGTACCGGAGGTCGGAACATCAGCCACCAATAACTGAAGACCGCCAACCTGCTTCCCGCCGTCTGCGGTGCCGTTGCTGTAGCAGTCACTCGAGAGATTATTCTCGAAAGTGCGTTCGGCATTGCCGATGCGGGCCTCCAGCAGATTGATCATCTGCTCGCGGCCGGCGTTTTGCAGCATTTCCAGGCCGGAAATGGAAACTGCTACTGCGGCTTGCGCGATTGGGTATTGCGCCGCAGTGAAAACGTCTGACGGCGTAATATTCAGCACGTCATACCCGGAATAGCGCTTGTAGGTGCCGTTTTCCGAGTATTCCAGCTCTTGGACGATCGCCTGACCGCCGTCGAATGTCTTGACCTTGCCCTTCTCGGACAGCCGAGCGAGCAAAGCATTGTTCTTCGTGACGTTGTCCGCCAGCTTGCGCGAGCGGTTATAGAGGGTCGTGGTCGTGACTTCCGACCAATTGGTGTTCGGGCTTGCCATCTGATTGCTCCATCAGGCGGCCGGCTGATGAAACCGGCCGCACTGGGAAAGGGGCGTCTCTCGACGCTCCGGATTGCGGATGACGCTAGGCGGCGTCGATATCTGCCGCTGCCGCGTCCAGTTCCTCGCGCAGTGAACGCGCCCTGCCGCGCTGCTCCGTCGGCGACTGACCGGTTCCGGGAGAGCCGGTGATGCTCGAAGCTGCTTTCTGAGCCGCCACTGCCTTCGCTTTCCGGTCGGCTGCCGCCTTTCGCTTTGCCTCTTCCTCACGTCCGGAGAGGAGCTTTTGGCGGGTCTCGCGGTTGGCGTAACTCGCGCGCTCGTAAAGATCGGCGAGTTCAGGCGTTTTGCCCTGGGCTAAATCCAGCCGGGCGAGCGCCATCATATCAGATTCCAATTCGGCGAAATAGGGATGCGCCAGATTGCCGGCGCCGTCCTTTTCGGCCGCGAATGTGTCGAGACGGGATTGCATGGCCGCCTCCGCTTGAGCCCGCTGGGCGGCAATGCGCTCGTTTTCGCGCCGCTCCAATGCGTCGATGCGCGCCGCGGCTTCGGGAGGGAGTTGGCCCCCAACATGATCAGCGCTCGCGGTCGGCTGCGGCGCGGCGGCGATTTGTCCCTGCAAGAGAGCGGCGACCGCCCCCGGATCGATCCGATACTGTTGGATCAGCCGGGCGACGATCTGCGCGCCCTTCTCGTTCGGGCGTCCTTGCTGCGCATCAGCGGCGCCCTCAAGCAACGATCGCTCGACACCATGCCATGCTCGAATGATATCGGCCGGCCCTATACCGCGTTGTTTCATCGCGTCGGCGTAGGGTGCAAAAATCTCCTCGGCGCCGCCGTAGCGTTTTTCGATCTCGGCAGCGCGTTGGAGTTTCGGCGTGAGCCCGGCCTCGATCGCCTTGTAGCGCTCGACTACTTTGGCGCGATGCTCAGGCGGAAGTGCGGCCACCATATCCTTGTCGGCTTGCGACCAATGCTGGGGAACCTCAACCCGCGGCTCGGCGGGCGTCTCTTCCGGTTCCGGCGTCTCCTCGCTCTCGGGAGCCTCGGCAGGCTCATCGACTTCCGTCTCCGCATCCTCGCCGGCTTCCTTTGGCAGAAACTTGCCGTCCGGGCCGCGGGGGCGCTCGCCTGATGCCGGCCTCTCGGTTTCGGGCGCCGGCGTAGCGGCATCCGGCCTCTCGCGCTCTACGGGCTTTTCCGCAGCCGCAGCGTCCGCGTCTGATTTGAGAGCCGCCTCGGTCAGCAACGAGTGTAGATCGTCAGCCATTGGTGTCACCGCCTAACTGCATCGGCCCGTATAGCCGGACGCATTCCTCTATGGACAATGGCGGCCCAGCATTTCTCATCACGAACTCAAGCATCCATGACCCGTCGATCATATTTCGCCATTCATGAATCCATCTTATAGGAAGTCCATTCCTACCGACGATTGGCGGCGGCTTCTCAGCCGTCATTTACGCTCCGGCGTTTCGATGTCTCGCTTGACCGGTCTGCCGGTCGGTTCCCGCGTCCTTTGTGCAGCGCCTTTGGCCGCGCGGTCAGGCTGCCCTTCGATCGCCTCATCGAGATCTTCGCGCACCGATTTGCCGTTCGTCTTAGGCTCGGCGCCCATATGATGAATCACAATCTCGATCGAATGAACTGGGCCTTCTTTCCCGTCGCTCGCCGGCTCCTCTCGTGAGCCCACAACTCGGGCATGACC